AAACAGCAGCCAGTGCTACATTCATACCCTTCGGTCGAAGTCGGTATCCTAATTTAGTCTTACGCTCACGCTCTGATTTAGCAAGATAGAAAGATACATGAGTAGAATCAAACTTCATTCTAACTCTTGCAGGTACTTTACCCTTGAGCTTACCCTTATCTCTCTTAGTGCTCATTTAAGTTTATTCCTCAAGTTTTCAAGTGCAATCTGTGAAGGAGTGCGAGTATCTACTTGTGCAGCGTTTGCAGCAGGAGCTGTTGCTTGTACTTCTGGTGCTGTTGTTTCTTCCTTGCTAGCCATACCAAAGTTTGGAAGCCTCCAAGTAGTAAACACATCAAGAAGATTGCCACCTTCCTTATTAGCCTCCAGCTTAACGTCAGTACGACTACCTGTGAGCACAGTAGTACTGTAATCAGTAGCACTTCCCACCACGTGTTTTTTGTTAACGAGATTACAGTAGATAACATGGTCAAAGTACTTAGCAGTGTTACGACTGCTATTAGAAGAGCCTCCAACAGGAACAATCTTTGTTCTTCCGTCTTCAAATTTAACCTCTTCTTCGTGAGTGATGAATACACAATTATACTTAGCTGACTGTATAGCGCTTAGAAACCTTTCCATAAGATGCTTAAGTGCGCCCCAATCGTCGAGCTGACATTTATAAGTATCATCCTGATTCTTTGTAATGTGAGAAAGTGCAGACTGTGCAAGCTGAGTACCGCTATCGTATACAACTACCCAACTACCATCCAGTTCATCTAGACATACTCGCTCAACCTCTGCTCCACTCTTAGTACAAATAGGGCAAGCTACCTTACTATGAGCTGCACAAATTTTAACTTCCTTACCCTTTACTACCTTGAGCATAGTCTCAATAGCAATAGGATAGTCCTTTGAGTCACGAATCTTGATAAGGTTAATACGCTCTTGCCATTCACGTGGAAATTTAAGCAGAGTATTAGAACCATTCTCAAGATCAAACCAAAGAAGATTATATTTCTCAGCGAGCTTACCTGCAAGTTCAGTCTTACCAGACTTAGGTGGACCAAAGAGACATACTCGTTGTTCGAGGGAAGCTGCGATTGTAGTTAGTTTAGCCATTATCTTTTACCTTTCGTGCTTGCTTACGTTTGTTCTGTTCGTATCTAATCTTCTTCTCAATTGCTCGTAGCGTATTCTCAACTGAAAGAACAGAAGATTGTGGCACTGTAGCACATTGCTTCATGAATGTCAACTGTCCAAGCATAGACCTAATTTGGAATAGAGAGAAGTTTTCTTTTTGTGCTAGTCTCTGAAGGTCAGTGCTAGGAGTTAGTCGAATAAACTTAGGTTGTTTACGTGGGATCATAACATTGTATCTCCATCTTGAGGAATTGCTTCTGTCATTTCAATCTGCTGAATAGGAATTACTTTCTTCATCTGGCCCTCAATGATCTGTTCCAATGTGAGTTCCACATCATATACCTTATCATCCAATACAGCTTCAGGAGAGAAAGGAGTAGTAATCAAGTGCGTTGATAAGTTGCATTGATTGAGATACTCACAGTCTCTGAAGAAGTCCATACAGCTTTCACCTCGCATTGGGTAAACCCCTGTCTTCTGATACAACTTAATAGTTTCAACGTCAAGCAAAAGCTCTTGAATCCAAGTTGCTCTTTGAAGGTACGTTTTTGTGAACTTAAGTTGCTCATAGCCCATGTCCTTAGTAAGATATACCAGATAGAGGACTTCATAGGAAGAGACTTCTGGAGCTATAACATCTAGTACAACTGAGTATCCCACTGCTTGCGCGCTATTTTTATATTGAGTTGCGTGAAGAGTTTTACTACTTGATGTCTTACATTCCAAGACGAGAATCTTGCCAGTGGTCTTATTTCTAAGTACAGCGTCGACACTTCCTCGATACTTAAATCCATCTGGTAAGTGGATACGGAAACTAAGTTCTTTAGCCGGCTTACCCTGATAGTAAAGAAGTTCGTAGTCCTCAAGAAATCCACTATGTCTAAGAGATATAAACCTCTGAATCGCTGCAACTGCAAGATAGAAACTCTTGTTCTGTTTCTCGTTGCGATCTTCCAAGTCAGCATGGAAAGCAAGGAACATCTTCCAGATAACTTGCTCTTCCGATAAACCATCGAGCACATCTTGAATACCCTCACCGACAATATGTCCGAATGCGAATGTAAGATTCTGATTACTCGCAGCTTCTGGGTCCATCTCATCATCAGTAGCTTTGAGTTTATAAAGCTGATACTTACGTGGACACTTATGAAGTGTGAGGTTAGACGAGTAAGACATAAGCTTAAGTCTAGGATCAAACCCTTCATATTCAATAAGCTCTCGATCTATATTAGCTTTTGCATTTACTTCAATTGGGTCATCTAGAAAGTCACTCATGATTTTTCTCAACAATAAGCGCTAATAATTTAACAGCATTAGTATGAATCTTAACAACCTCAGCGTATTCTTCTAATATTATTCTAGGTTTTTTCATAAACGAAGCTGCTGTTAGCATGCTAGTGGCTGTCTCTAATTTACTTTTATGCCAAGCTAAAAGCTCAAACAGAGTCATTTTCTAGCTCCTTTAATTTCTTATACAATGCAACTGGATGTACACGTAATATTCCAGACAACTGAAGTAAGTTATTTGACTTAGCATACCAAGGAATTTCAACTGATTCCTGCATAGCTGCTAAGTATTTGTAAGCATCACGTCCAGTCCAGTCATCAGTAAGCCAAGATACTATGAGTCTATACCTCGAATTATCGAAGGCGTAAAAAAACCGATAGTGTTTCGCAAAGAGCTTAATCAATGCGATAACTATCGGATCATCTAAGTTCATTGTTCTCATCCTACTGGAGAGTGCTAGGACCATTAACCCAAAGTGCTGGGTCTTCTTTACTCTTTTCCTGATTGTACCTGATAATGACTCGTGCTTGCAAGTCAGATACAATTTCATCCAACGTGAAGGTGTTAAGATAATGACTACTCATTACATAGTCCTTACCTGTTCCATCCATCATCACACAGATTAGAGTTATAGAATCTGGAATAACTTCTCCAGTTACTGTGGCAACATAGATAGCCAGCTTGCCGTGGTAGTAGTCACCAAACCAGATAGGTTTACTGGTATCTTCTACTGTCATCAGCATGTTACCATGAGGGATACTAAATCCTGCTACTGGAGAAGTCATAGTATCCTCTTAGAACATATCAGTAGAGAGTGCAGCAGATTTCTTTTTACGTCCACTGGTATCTTTAACTGCCTGAGTAACCAGTTCAGTCTTAGTCTGAATCTGTAGTCCTCGCACAATGATGCCAATACCTTCTTCGTCTAGAGTAGTTACTAGTTCTGGATCATTACGCAAATGAGTGTGGATTTGTTTCAGAAGAACAGGCATCGTAGGATGCTGATGATGGATAGCTTCTGCAAGAGAGTTCATCTTACCAATAAAGTTCAGATGATCAATCTCTGTAGTCTTGGCAGTACCAAGTCTCTCAGGTGCAGAAACAGTAGGAACTACTGCATTAGATTGTGGAGTTCCTTGCGCAGGGCTGGACTCAGACACAACAACCGCAGTAGTAGAAGAAGTAGGAAGATTTGCAGAAGGGCTAGCACTAGCTTCATTCTTAGTCTCCTGTTCTTTTGCTAGTTTCTGTGCTGCTATCTTAGCTCTGAGAGCTGCAAGATCAAGTGCCATATTATGCTCCTTTCAATTTCACTTATCGTAGTTGTTACTTAGAATGGAACGTCATCATTAGGAATGTTCACCTTAGCAGGAACAGGACTGGTAGCTTTCTTAATAAAAGCCTGCAATCCTTTCTGTCCGATGATCCACTCAGACATCATGACTTCTGTATTACCTTTTGCATCTTTCATTGGAGTCATACCTGAAATTTGGGAGCGTGGAATCCAGTTCTCAATTTCCTCATCCTCAGGAGTAAGAGCTTCAGGATCAGTTACTACCAGAAGAATTGCTTTATCTGTACTACGCTTAATGATTCCAACTACAGGACGATATACGTTATTGTAACCCATGGATTCCTCTCAAAGATCAGAGATAGTTAATGCAGATACATCATTGTACTCGCGTAAAAATAGGCGCACTCTGGCGCCATCTATTAAGTACCTAATGATGAATCGTTTCTTTGCTTCCGCAGCTTGTAACTTAAAGATTCTATCCCTGTCTTTCAGATTGATTACACCACGAATAACACGCTTCTGCAATGGGACAGGAATTGCAAGAGTTACGTGCCTTTTATCTTTCAACGTGTCCCATATTGAGGAGTACTTATTCGCCATGTCTTGGGAAGAATTATTGTTTATTATATCCTAGCTATGATTATTATTTGTACGGGCTAGGTGCGCTTTGCTACTTGAATTCTTGGTTCCGAGTTTTTAGCAGAACTAATGTGCGTTATTCTCTAAGAGCTACTAACACAGTGAACCACTCCACGGTACGATCCGTGCTTGAGACTTCAGGCCATGAGTCTCTTATCTTTTTTGTTTGTTATGTCTATGGAGCAAAATTGCATCCTATAACTTCCAGTTTAAAGGAACCCAACGGTTCACACGATGCGCAGTCATCTGGAATAAGATAGTAGTAGGCCGCCGATCTTCCATCTAGTTCACGGTGCGTTCCACAATTCACTTCGATCCTATTAAGGTACTACTATCTTATATAGTGCCCATCAACCGTAATTGAGATTAACTTGGCTGAGGAGTTTAGCTCTAGTTAATGAGCACTATATAAGACACCTCTTGGAGAAACTGACGAGGAAACTCAAGAGGTGAATGCTAGTTATTTTGTGACCCAAGAAACTAACAAACTTGGTACAACGACGATAACTACCTATACCCAACGACTAAGAAAAATATAGGTAGTATCTACGCACTAGCTCTAAATTACAGAGCCAGCAGCAGATTGGTTTCATCCGTGTTCAGCAGCTTCTCCAGTTTATTCTGGAGGAACTCGATGCACGGCAGAACTTGCTCACCTTGCGTAGTATTCTGTGCATAAATAGCAAGCTGACCTTCCAGCAGTTTGAGAACAGGCTTGTTAGTCTGAGCACCCTGGAACTTGGACTTGAAGACTTTAGCTGCCATCTCAACAGCATCTTTCTTCTTACCAGTAAGGCCCGGCATAATTTCGACATAGTCTTTCTCGAAATCGTCCCACAGTTCTTTGCTGATACCACCACCACGGCGTTCTGCTTTCGGCAGATTAGCAATATGTTCCCAGCTCAGAAGTTCGTACGGGAAGTTCTCTGCGTTGATATCTTCTTTCTCGTTTACTTTCTCACGAGCTTGATCGATAACAACGTTAGCAACAGCTTCCAGCAGCAGGTCCAATTGTTTACCGCCAGCTTCCAGAATTGCCATGACACCTTCAACCGAAGGAACAGGAACAGGAATAGTAACAGTCGGACGCTTGGTTTCAACAACACTAACTTCGCCAGTTTCCGGATTCTTGACTTCGTTCTTAACCTTACGGAAGAAGAAGTTAGTTTCTTTCACATCCACCAGATTGTTGAAGTTAGCTTTGATCTGTTTGATCTGAGCATCTTTCTGTTCTTGCGTTTGTTCGCCCGGCTTAGCATCAGTAGGTTGCGAAGTGCTGGAAACAGTTTGACCAGCTTCCGGATTAGCTTGTTGATAACCAGCGCAAACCAGAGCAGCAATCATAGCAAAGCGATTCGTACGGATCATGATGATTAGTTCCTATTAGAAGTTGGTAGCTCTTAATATTGGCGGCTACCTTAGCCAGTTTTCTTTGGGCACCTGCCCTATCAACGAGTGCTCAGTATAGCAAAGAGCTATGATCGTGTCAAGGGGGTGCCGATAGAGTTAGTTAGAAAAGCGATCTCACATTACGTAAGTTATACGCTCACTCCACATATCGATATAACCTACATGACGTTTGAAGTAAGCAACACTGATACGACCTAGCTCATAGTGCTGGCGAATATCAAAGTAAAGTGGCATATCTATACGCTGACGAGAAGATACTGTCAGGCTTCTTTTATACAGAGTAAATACAAACTCCATTACTTGTTCTTTAGTATAAAAGAGAGTGTTATGTCCTATTCCAATCATCCCAGCAACCCTCCATTCTTAGCTTCCAACTTACCTTTAAAGAACTCAGCTTTCTCTGCAAGAGTATTACCTTTAATTCTCTGACTCATAATACCATTAGTCATACTTTCCGGCTCACAAATTATATACAGTTCTTCGCGAGCACGGGTGACACCAGTATAAAGAAGCTCACGACCAAGCATAGTAGCATGAGACTGGTGGAGCATAAGGAATACTTTCCTAAATTCAGAGCCTTGAGATTTATGTACTGTAAGAGCAAAAGCATGAATGAGGTTATTGAGTTCACCAGCAGTAGTAAGTGTAACTTCACGGTCAGTCTCCAATAGTTTAACTCGAATTTCATGTGATGCTTGTCGTACTCTATCCTCTCCATCCCCACCTCTTGCAGAAACTTGAGAGAGTAAGAAGTCTACATCTCCAGCAGAATCATCAAGATGATGTGTAGCTTCCTTTCCACCTTCTGAGTTATATCCCCAGTAATCAAGATATTTACTCTCAGCTTGAGGCATAGCACCTGCATAAGATGGATTCTTTTGGATACCAATTACTACTGCATCCTCTTTATCTACAAGTACCTTATCTCCTACAGAGATGTAGAGTTTATTGAATCCAGCAATTACTTCCCATACAACTGCTTCCCTCTTGCGAGCAAGATGCTGTGCAATGTGCTTATTCAGTTCAATAGTACCACAAGACTTATTGAATGGCATGAGGATCATATCTTCCTCAGGATTGTAATGGCCAGTATCAATAGCTTGAGTCAGGAACTTAGCAATAGTACGAAGTGCAGTATCAGGATCAAGTTTCTTCTTCCAAGGATGGATAGTTAATTGTCCTGGAGTTTTCCACTCAGGGAACTCTGCTACAGGTATCGGATTACCTGACAAGATACGATGTGCAAGCCTAATGATTGGACTTTCCAATGCTTGACGATATACTTCCGTGAGTTCCACAACTGGAAGTTCCAGCATTTTGTACCCCAAAATTGCGGAGCCAAAGACTGGCGGTAACTGCTGAATGTCTCCAAGAAATATGAACTGACAATTCGACGGTAACGCATCTGCTAACTCCTGAAATAGTTCAACTGATACCATTGATGCTTCTTCAATGATGCAAGTATGAATAGTACTTGGTAATGGACGATAACGAGTACGAGTAGGTTCAAAGCGCATAGTCTTCTTCATCTCACCAGTTTCGTTATCTAGTTCCTCATAATATACTGGCTCATATTCAAGGAGTGCATGAATAGTAAGACAGTTATTTTTCATGTCCTCGCTAACAGCACGCCGAATGTTACTAACTGCACGTCGAGTAAAAGATACAATAACAATACCGGGAGTTTTCGGCATGAGATATTTGTGACCTTCTGGTTCCAAGATACCAGCATGACCAGAGCGAATAAGCCTAGCAACAGTTCCCTGTTGACAGGTAGTTTTACCAGTGCCAGCAGCACCAATGAGTACAGCAGACTTACCAGAGCCAGCAACATCTACGAACTCCTTCTGTTTAGAGTTATAGGTAATAGCTTTACCGTACTTGTCATAGACAGTATCATCGCCAATATTAGAAGCAACTGAAGGGCTGGAGATTTCTACTACTTGTGCAGCTTCAGTGATTTGTTCTTCTGGAGTACAGTCAGATGCTTCTGCCGCTCCCATTACTTCTGCATTCCTACGATCTTGTTCTAATCTCTCAGGACTTCTACGTTCTGGGAGTGTTTTCTTTGCTCGCATTTGTGCTACTAGTGCAGCGAGTCGTTCTTTGCTTATACTATTGGCCATAATACTATCCTTTGTGCTTGTGCTTGTGCTTATGTTTGTTAGTTGGTACTACTTGGTCAGTTGATTGTTTACTGTGGCTTCAAAGAGTTCTTTAAAATATTTAATCATCATTTCATGTTCTTTACGCAGAAGTCCAGTAACTTGATGACGATTGTTGTATTCATATTGAAGAATTAAAAGTCTAAGTTTTGTAGCTCCATATACTAGACATTGTCGTGCAAGTACTGTAAGAGTCCATGACTGTTTTTGAGTTAGTTTACATGCCATTGTATTCTCCTAGCAGTTAATCAATGAGAGGATCAATTCCATTTATTACTTTATTCTGTACAATCTCCATGAATTCTTTCTTAAGAGCTTCTTCCTGTTCATCTGTGAGATAGAATCCTTTCATATAATAATCAAGTTGATCGTCACACAGTGAGTATCCTTTATTCTTAAC